ATGGAAGCCAAGTTAACCACTGCCAAAATTGAAAAACTAGAACCACAGGACAAACAATACTTCGTCTGGGATGCAAGGTTTGCAGGCTTAGGCGTGCGCGTATCACCTGGCGGCAGTAAAGCGTTTGTTTATCAAGGTAGGATTGGCGGCACCGGCACACCTAAGCGTATCACTTTGGGTAAATTCCCCATTATGAGTCTGCAAGATGCTATCGATGCGGCATCAGAGGTTAGTAAGCAGTTAGCGTCTGGCATTGATCCAAGACGTACCAAAGCTGACAACTTGGCAAAAAACAAAGCTTTTGCTCGAGATCAAGTACGTAAAAAATTGACGTTTGGTGATCTCTTTACACACTATATCAATACGCACAAATCTGAATGGTCAGACAATTATAAGCTTGACCACTATGTAGCAGCGCGTCCTTATTTAACAGACAAGCCTTATTCTGCACAGCCAATCGGTAATATTTGGGAAGTCTCGCTTGCTGACCTCACGCCCGATTTTGTAGAGTCTTGGATTCGTAAAGAGAATGAGACGCGCGCTACTACGATGGCCAAGAACTTTCGTATGTTTAAAGCCTGTGCGAATTGGGCAGAGGACACAGACAAGTATGCTGGCTTAATACCCAATAAGACGTATAACAGTCGCAAAGTTAATAAGTCAGTGCAAAATGTGCGGGCCCATAAAGGCTCTTTGCAGAAACAGCAGCTTAAAACATGGTTTAGTGTAGTCGACCAGATTGATGACGTTCAAAGAGCAGCTTTGATTTGTATGCTGATGAATGGTTCTCGCCCGGGCGAAATGCTACAGCTAAAATGGACTGACATAGATTTTGAATGGAATACTATTAAGATTGTCGATAAGGTTGATCAGTGGGAGCGAATTATTCCGCTGACACCTTATACCAAGCAGACTATCCAAGCTTTGCCGCGTGTGAATGAATTTGTTTTTGGGAGTAAGGTAAGACAAGAAGGGTATATTGATATCACTAAGAAGTACCGCACGTTGCTTGTAGAGAGTGGGTTACCAAGCTTACCGCCTAAAGCCATGCGCAAATCATTCAGGACATTGTCTGAGTGGGTAGATGTACCGCGGGGAGTTGTCAATCAGGTTATGGGCCATCGTCCAAGTGCAATTGATGAGAAGCACTACGTTGACCGTCCGATTGATTTGTTGAGAATGTGGCATGGTAGGATTGAGCAATTCATACTAAAAGAGGCCGGTATAAATACCGACCATCTTTATGATTAAAGGTCCAATAAGTTGCGTATGTCACGCATGCGCCAGTAGGGTGTGCCGTTAATGCGCTTTGGCTGTATAGGCCCATTGCTTTGACTGGACCAGTTGCGCAGTGTGGCAGGGCTATAACCAAGCATGCTAGCAGCATAGATATGATTCACATGCGGCGCACCTGCATAGATGGCAGTATGCAAAAGCTTCTCACCGTCATAATTTAGCTCTTTAAAAGCAAAGGTAACGAGCTCACGACCACGTTTACCAGATTTTTTGAGTGCTTCGACATCGATGTCAGTTTCAATTGTGGCCATTAGCTGTCACCTCGCTTAATGGGTAAGAGTTTATCAAGTAGTCACGTAAACGAATTGCTTCATCTTTCGGTAGCTTGAGTTCAGCATTATCACAACGTAGCACCGCTTGGCTTTCCGTATGTAGAGTTGCGTTCCCTAGCGTTACGCTTAATGAGTCGTCCATCCATCGCCATGCTGACATTTGCTCTTTACGCTCGTGAATACCTAGCGCTTTATTGCGTTGGTAGATGAATGGCGGTAGTTCAGAATTATTACTCACAACCATTCTCCTTATCTAACTTCATGCCCATCACTACAAACGAACGTTCACCATCATTGGCATACATAAAGTTTTCGCCATCGTCTTTGGTATGGACATGCAAGATGGTTTGACCTTTAGTAGTCAAGCCAAACAGCGCCTCAAGCACATATATGCGCTGAAATCTGCTGCTGCCATCTTTCGGCATCAATTGACCATAAAAACCATTCTGTACATAAAAATCTGATGCTGTTGTTTCATTAGCTGGATTAAAGGCTTTTCGGGCGCGGTTAATAAATTCAACTTTTGCATTAAAGCCTTTTGGAATCATCACTTCTTTTTCGTCTGTCGGTATACTGTTCAACTCCAAACTCTTTTCCAATTCATAGTGACAGTAGACACCATCATTCAACTTGCAAGGCGCTGCATGCATACGATGACCATCTGTGGCATAAGCATTGTCACTAACAACGTGTAGATACTTCATGCAATGCTGTTCACCCATATTTCCTTTAGCTAGCGCCAACTCCAACCAAGCTAAATCATTCTCTTTGATAAACTTATCCATGCTTACTCTCCTTCTCAGCGCCGCACGTCTCACACACGCTTGGCAATCCCAAATCAATTTCTAGCAGCTCAGCGGCTAGGGCTTTCATTTCTTCTTCTGTAGGTGTTGTCATATAAATTCCTCACGCATAAATGCGTATATAAGAGTTATCAAAGTCAACGTCGTCGTGGCCACCTGCCATTTCGTCTGCCATTCTTGCAGCAAGGTCAACGATGTCCTCTTTTGCTATTTCAGTTTCTGTGGCCCACTCGAGTTCAGCAGGCTCAATGCTTTTATCAAACTTAAAGAGCTTGACGCCTACCAAGTAGCGGCGCGGGTTCTTAAATATCTGATAGCTATTCTTTAGCCAGTCACCACATCGGATCACGTTCTTGCGAATAGTCTCATCGTCTGTCTCACGCTTGAATGTGAGCTGCATATAACCAGTGAATGACCTGACGAACTCGCCATCATCGCGCTTCTGTTGGACGGCTTGGTTGCGCTTACGCTGTGCTAGCTTCTTGCGTTTATCGCGGTTCTTAGGTTTTGGCATGGTAGGTCTCACTATTTCTTTTGACGACGGTGCTTAATGCGGCGGTCAACATGGTCGCTTTGTTAAGCTCAGTGTTTTCAGTCTTATATGTTTTAGTCGCGTTGATAGCGCCTTGCGCTGATCGCGGTACGGCTAGTAAATTAGACACTTCGCAATTAAAACTATCCCCATCTAAAAATCGAATAGTATGGTCTTGCGGTAGCGGACCGTATTCTTTTTCATAGTTGTGCCGATGTAGTGGTACCCATTCATCTTTAGCGATTTTGATGTGCAACTGCTGCTTACCGCCTTTGTGCACTGAACCAATCGGCACTTCGCTACCGGGGTTCGCGTTGTTGTACCGCTTTAATTTATGTACTAGACAATACCAAACGATCTGATTTTTGGATAAGTTAGTACCAAAGCGGGTATTAAACATCTTGACCAATGCTTTGCGAGTATTAAAAGCTTGGTGCTTCTTGATAAACGCGCGTTGCTCGGTGGTGTAGGTATGTGCGCCTTTACGACTATACCCGCCAATATCAAACCGTCCCGTACTATTACTTTTGAGCTTTCTAGTACGGCAATAGGCGTTCATCATCGACGTGGTAGCTTCAGTACCAAACTCAGCGTTGAACAGCTCCGCCAATTCCTTGCGCGGTATATCAGCTTGGTGCTTAACGATAAAAGCGTGCTGCTCATCGGTGTATCTATGATATTTAGCCATCTTTAGGTCCCCCCAAACCGCCATACCCAACGCTTAATAAAGATTTGTCAAAGTCGACTTCTTGCTGCATTTTCTCGAAGGCGAATTTGGTCGCGTCAAGTACGATCCGGTGACCGTCTAAAATCTGCTTTGAAATATCGGTTACCGCTTTAGTGCGTTTGATTTCTTCCTCTAGCTCTTCGCCGTCAGATTCCATAACGTTAGCGAGCTGCAGAGATAGTGAGCGGTTTAACTGTTCTAACATACTCATAATTAATTCCTTTTCATTGCGTTAAGTAAAATGTCTTGAACGCTACGCTTGGTGTCGCGGCGCTCCATAATGAGTTCATCGACGGTATCTTTTGCGATGATGTGGTAGATAAATACGGGGCGCTTGTGTCCGGCTTGCGCTTGGCGCGTGGGTCCGATACGCTCCGCAATCTGCTGGTACTCTTCTAAGTTCCACCAATGGCCGAAGACGACTAAGATATTGCCGCCGTCTTGGAGGTTTAGGCCATGGCCTGCGCTCGCAGGATGGGCGAAAAGTATCGGAATTTTACCGGCGTTCCAATCGCGTATCGTTTGCGGATCACTGTCCAAAACTTTGCCTTGCTTAAAAGCGGCTTGCAGTCGCGCCAAGTCACTTTTGAAGTGGTAAGCGACTAGCACAGGCATACCTGCGGATTCCTCAACGATGGATTCGACCGCTTGTAACTTCGCGTCGTGCAACGGTTGCCAGTTGCCACCTTCGGTATAAATCGCGCCGTTTGCCAACTGCAGGCACTTGATGGTTTTAGACGCGGCGTTCATCGCTTCGACTTCAACGTTGCCAAGCTCAAAGAACATCTCTTTTTGCATCTTGTCGTAGAGCGTTCGCGCTTTGCTTGGCAGCTCAACGTAAACGTCTGTGACGATAGGCTTTGCGATATCGAAGTAGTCGTGTGCGTCGAGTGTTAAGCAGATATCGCTTAAGCGTTCTTGGATTTGCTCTTGTGCGAAGTCGTGCGGCTCTAAGCGCACGGCAAAGCGCTGGGCACCGACTTGGATACTCTTAAACCATCTATCTTTGAACGCGGTAAACGAGTAGCCTAAGCGTTCGCCGCCATCTAGGAAGTAAGCCTGTCCCCATAAATCGATTAAACCGTTTGGGCTTGGCGTACCTGTTAACTCAATAAAGCGGTCAACATGGCTGTGGCATATTTTTGCTAACGCCCTTGCGCGTTTAGATCCGCCGCGTGAGCGGTAGGATTTCAAGCGTGTGGATTCATCGGCAATGATGGTTTTAAACGGCCAGTTTTTACCGTAGTGCTCTATGAGCCATGGTAGGTTTTCATAGTTCATCGTATAGACGGGACTATCGGTTTGCAGTGCGGCTTTACGATCTGCAGCGCTACCCAATATCGGCGTAACATCTAAGCCTTGCAGGTGTGACCATTTAGCCGCTTCATCTGGCCATGTGGTCGCAGCGACTCGCTTCGGAGCTAATACTAAGACCGGCTCCGGCTCTACCAGTTGCAGGTTGTTGATGGCGGTTAAGCAGGTGACACTCTTGCCCATACCCATAGACGCCCAGAGTGCGTTACGCTTGGTGCTTAGGATATGGTCAAGCGCTATTTGCTGATAAGGGCGTGGTATGTAATCCTTGCGCATCTTTCATCTCACTTATAAGTTGGTCGACTTCGCCTTTGGTGCTGACGCTGACAACAATTTGCCCTGCGCGGCGCATTCGAGTATGTTCGCGTTCTTGTCCCGCTCTCGGCACTTTGCCAGGTGCTTTGACTTCTACCCAAACAGTGATATCGGGCGTCATGATTAAGCGGTCAGGGCAGTGGTTGTGTCCTACCCATTGCGCTTTGCGTATCTGCCAGTCCGTACCTTTTTGCGCTTGCTTGACAAGATATTGCTCAATGTCTTTTTCAGTGATCACTTCGCCATATCCTTTTCAAAAACTTCAGTCGCCCACTTAATAGCTTTTTGTGCCAGCTCTGGGATACTGTCCGCGTAAATCCAGTGCATACGGTAGTAGCCCCATGAGCTTGAATAACTATCATTGGTGCCAAAGGGCATAGCTATTGGTTTTGCAAATTTCGCTAGAAAACCATATAGACCAGCTTCGTAAAACAATTCCTCTAGGTCGTCGCGCGTCTGTATGTCGTCGCGTCTCTCTACTGGTATGCCCATCGCGTCGAGCGTTTCATCAAAATCATCTTCTAAAATGATTTCAGCCAAACGTCCGGTCAGAGCGGTAAGCGGCGTCATGAATAGCGGGTGCATTTCTTCGCACCGCATATCATGTTCACAAAACAATTCTGCAATTTCTCTATTATTCATAATCAATCCTTCCTATATCGGTAGTCTTCAAAGCCACCTGCAGCAAGCGGCATGTCTTTGGCCCAAGGCGGGTTAGCGGCTAACAGTTCGCTTAAGTGTTCGTGATTAAAGTCGGCGGTATCAGGCGCTTCACATATCACTTCGTCGTGGACGGTTAAAACAATCTTATAACCGGCTTTGTCGATGGTGTGCATGTTGTGCGCTAAGATATCGCGGCTCATGGCTTGGCAGATATTCTCAAAAAGCTTACCGCTGTAAGTGCTGAGATATTGCCATTTGCGGGTATATTGGTTCATACCCTGATACTGGATCGTATCGTCTTTGATGCGGATATTTGGGTAACACAGATAACGACCGCTTGGCAGCCTGATGCGTAACCAGGTGCCGTCACGACGTATGGCTAATTTACCCGCTCGGAACGTTTGGCCTTCAGCGTTAATCGCATTGCGACAAGCGTTCTCTAGGTCATACCAAAGCTGATTGATATTACTGTGAGCGGTCCGCCACATGCGTTTGAGCGTGTCGCAGGTGATAAATGCTTTATCGCCCATGGTGTGCTCGTATTCTTTGTCCTTTTTGCGGACTGCAAGCCATGAGCGTGACGCTTCGACTTCTTGCGCGGGTAGTGTGTCCCATGCGTCATCGGCTAACTGATCAAGGTCAATACCGTAAGCCGTAGCGAACGTAGTAAACGCGCCAACGCCGCCGCCGTAACCTAGTGCTAATTCCTGCACCTTACCGATTTGCCGTTGGTCTTTAGTGACCGCTTTAGGCGATACGCCAAACGATTTAGCGTAAGCCAGTTTATAAAGGTCGTAGCCTTCTCCTTTGTCAAAATCGGCAAAGGCTTTTAGCTTCCACGTTTCACCGGCAAGCCATGCTTGAGCGCGTCCTTCGATGTTCGATAAGTCACTGACGACTAGCTTTTTGCCTTTAGGCGCGATGATGCAGCCGCGTAGCGCTGAGCTTGTCAGCTCCATGATGTTATCGGTGATAAACTCGGCGCAGTCTGCTTTGAGCGCTTCGATACCGGCATTGATAGCCGCGTCGCTCATACTTGGGCGTGGTAGGTTTTGCGGTTGGAATGTGCGACCCGCCCAGCGTCCGGTGCGTGCGGCTCCGGCAAATTGCAATGTGCCACGAAGTCGCCCATCGCTATTGGTAGAACGTGCAAGCGCTTGGTATTTACTGGTACTGGTCGTGCTCGCTTGCAGTCGGTTATTGAGTAGGTCTTTGACTGCGCTTGGTAAGTCCGGATCATTGATGCGGCGCTCAAGCGTAGACTTTTGCATATCCGGTAAATCGATACCGTATTCGCTCAAGATAAATTCGAGAAGCGCGGCGCGTTGTGTTGCCGATTCAACGGCTCCATCGGTCATCATCTGCGCTTGTTCTGCTAAGCGTATTTTTTCAATATCAATAGCGATAAGCGCAGCGTCTACCAGTTCGGTGTCTACCTTAAAGCCGCGGTCATTGATAACCTGGTCAAGATGCCAGTGCGGTATCTCGCAAGCCATGTTCCAATCGGGCATTGCCTTATCTACTGCGCGCATTGCCTCAACGTCTAGCCGTGCGTATTCGACAAACTTACCCCATTCTTCAGGGTGAGTGTCTTTGGTAGCGCGTTCGAGCGTTCTGTTTTTGCCTAAAGGCTTGCAGAATAATTGAATGAGCTTTTTACCGTCTTTGTCTTTGGCTTGGTCAGCTTCTACGCCTAAGATTTCGCACAAGTTGCCGAGGCTGCCGACTAAGCTGTGGCTGTACGCTTTGATCATCGTGTCGCGCCATTTGCTTATATCTGCATTGAAGCCGTTAGCGTTTAGCACGTTACGGTCAAACATTGAGTTATGCGCGACGATGATGTCAGCTCTACTTAACAAGTCCTTAATGATGATGTTGTAATCTTTGCCGCTTGTCATATCAATAACTTTTGCGGGTTCATCGTTCCAAGCGTAAGCGAAAAGCAGTATCTCAGCGTCAGCGGCGTATTTATAGGTGCCGTGCTTGATAGGCGTTCCGCTGAAGGTTTCTAAATCTAAAAATAATGTATTAGCCATCTATCGCGGCTCCTATTAGTGGGGTTTTTGAAGGTGTGTCCTAGGACGGCTTTTCAAGGCTGAAAGCGTTGCGCTATGGGGCTTGGTTTTTCATGACGTAGCCGTAAACAGTGCGTTTTAGCTGAAAAGAGGTGTTTTGCTTGAAAACGTGTCCTAGGACAGCTATTTAGTTGAGCCAACTGGTCGACTGTGTGAGGGTTAACACCCAATTGGCTCACTAAATAAAACTGCTTACGGCAGTTAATCGATTTTTAAGACTTGTTTGTCTATGCGCTTATACGAAGTCTTCGGCGTCTGAGCCTTCGCTTAAGTCTTCAAAGTCATCGGTAGACGCTACGCCGCCGCCGGTGAACGAATCGCCATCTGCGAAGAACTGAATGCCTTTAAGACTTGCGTTAATGCGCTTGCCCCATTGGTTGTCTTGTGGCCAGATATCTACCACGGCGTTGACATAACAGCCGGCATAGATAACACCGTCAGCTTCAGTCAAGGGGCTTCGGTCTTTACCGACTACGGTAGGGCGCTGACGGTTGGTAGCTGATAGCGCCATGTTGCCTTCAAAGCCTTCGTACTCAGCTTTAGAATCACCATCTGTAAAGCAGATTTTGTTACCCGCTTTTAGCTGTTTGATGGTGCTTTCAGCTTTAGCCGTCCATTTGGTAGTAGCTGCTTCAGCGATGGCGGCGTTGATTTTCTTTTCGTTTTCGCTGCCTTTCTCGATGATCAACTGGGCACCGAAGTTATCGAACTGCTCAGATGGGCGGAAGATGTTAGGGAAGGCAAGGCGTACGTTTTGTAAGATTACTTTTGACATTTTATTTAGTCCTATACGTTGGTTATATCGTCGAAGTCTTCGACAGTGTTGAAAGAAAGGGCGGGGCGTGGATCACTTCCTGCGGCAATACTTGGCTTACCTTCAGGTCTTACAATTAAGGCTTGTATTTTTTCCCACTGTGTATCGCCTAATGTGCCAGCCTTGGCGAGCTTTTCGGCGGTAGTGGGGCTTATGATTTTTTTATCGTACATTTCATCGACTTTTAAGCGCATGGCTTTGAGCGTGGTTTCTGCCTCGTTTGCGTCCGACCATTTGCGAGCACCGCCGCGACCTTCTACCAGTTTTAAATCTCCGACCGCCTCACCGTTCATCAGTTTGGCGTACGTGCCTTGCTCAACGGCTTTTATCCAGTCTTTGAGTAAATCGATTTGCCCGTAAACCTTGGCGAGTGTGTCGCTGTCGTACTTGGCATCGCTAACCGTAAAGGCGACGTCTAAACTCTCGAAGTCGTCACTGACTAATTTGATGTTGTACTCAGCAAGCGCTTTACATTCCGTATTGGCTTTGCAGTAGCGGCAAGCGTTCACACTAGGTGCGAATAGCTCTGTTAAGTCGCTGCTAACATCTAGACTATTGATCAGCTTTGCCGTATTGGCCACGCGCTTGGCAAAAGCGGTAAGCGTGTCGATATCGGCGGTCCACTCACTGACATGGTGTAAACGAGGTTGGCTGATGATTAACCGCACTTGCTTGAAGTCACCAATCAAACTGTATTCTTCCAATGCTGCAAGGCCATAAATCATGAGCTGGGTATTATTCTCAGCGTCTACCTTTAAGCCTTGCCCGTACTTCAAATCAACAATGATGATTTCATCATCCGTCAGTATCACCGCGTCTGCCGTACCACCTGCGCCTTCTTCACCAGTTAAAGGCGTGAGGCTTAAGCGTTGCTCAATACGCAGTTCGCCGCCAGTGGTTCGCACGATGTCTCGTACTAGGTCAACGTAGGTCTGTACGTGGTCGCACATATCTTGGTTAACATCGAACTGAAATTCTAAGGCGGCGGTGCTCGGTGATTCTTTGGCGTTTTCTATAAAGAAGTGCGTATCGCCGTTCGCGTAAACATCGATTAGCTCACCTAAATAGCTGATAGCGTCGCGCTCAGCGGCTAAACAACATTCCCCTAAGAAGTGGGCGGCAGTTCCTTCAGCGGCGAAGCTGTTGGTCGTGTTCGGTTTACCAGCTTCCATCAAGGGCGAAGCGGGGCAGGTTAGCCACCGTCCGCTCGATGATGGGCTAAGTTTGGCGTGTGCCATGGTTAGCTCCTTATGCTGCTTTGCACAGTGCGACAAGCTCACCGTACTGACTTGGTTCAAGACCAGGTAGGTTCTTAGCGCCTAACTGCTTGAAGATTGCGGCGACTGCCGGTTTGCCTTTGGTAGATACGGCATCGATGACGACGCTTTTGGCTTCTTCAAAAGATATCGGCTTGTCGCTTTGTTCTTCTGCTACTTCTTCAACTACCGGCTCAACGGCTTCGGCGACTTCTTCAACTACCGGCTCGGCTTCTTCTTCAGCTTTTGCCTTATGCTCTTCGTGCTCTGCTTCAAACTCAGCGACCGCTTTGCCGATGACTTCTTTCATTTCAGCGTCGTCACCAGTGCTGACCGCTTGGTCTTGAGACAAATCACAGTAGCGGTCGATACCTGATGCGATTGCGAATCCGGCTTGTGCCAGTGTGCCGATGGCGTCTGCCAGTTTGGTAATGCCGTTCTCGATACTCATGGTCTTATCCTTTTTGGGTTAATTTGGCAGCGTCAGGCTGCGTTAGTTTCAAAATTTCATGACAGGCGTACTCGGTAGCGCCTTGCTGTTCGTCTTGGATGGCTTGTAGCAGGTTCGATAATCTTAGGCCTTCCGCTTTCAACTCATCTTTGCGCATTTTGCCTTTGGCGATTTCGTTTGCGATATCGATGGCATGCCCTAAGAAGTCATCTTCAGGTAGCTGGGCGCTGACTTCGTTTAAAACGTCTTCTACTTCATGCGGACAAAGCATGTCGTCGTTTAAATCAAACACTTCATTAAGATGGTAGATAAGCGCTTGCTCGGTATTTGATGTGCTGAACTCACAAACGCCATGTTCTGCTATTGTTAGAAGTTCACGGGCGTCCAACGCTTTTAACTGGTTAACCGTATAGCTCACGGCTTATCCTCCCTATTTGCGTGTTGATTGGCTTTCTTAAAATCGTCGCTGGCAAAATCGATAACGACTTGATCAGCGGGGCTTATATAGGTAGTGCGGATGCTATCTTTGTGTAGCTCGATAGCGGCTTGCTCGTTGGCGGCTTGTGTAGCGCACGCTTTTGGCAAGATTGTTAAAAATAGGGCGGCTAAAAGAACAGCGAGACACCCCACTAATATTGAACGTTCCATAACTTGGTCCTTGTTAGTTGCTTACTTGATACGACTGGCTGACCAATCGCATCTGTAAATAACTAAATTTGAATAATCATGTTTTTAAATAGCTAATCGCGGTCTCGTCGACTCGGTGTATCTCGTTGCGATGTGTATAAGGTAACTTAACTTACCTTGAGTGTCAAGAAAGAAAGTAAGAAAAGTTACCTATTATTTTGCGGGCAATAAAAAACCCCATCAATGACGGGGCTTGTAGTGTTAAATTATTTTTTAATTAATCGTAAAAATCGACTGGTTCGCGATAGACACACCAACCAAAGGGTAAATTATTTACTTGTTTAGAATTTTTTATAAAGTGACATATCCAATAATATTCGTAAGGTTTCATTATTTCCTCAATACTTGATTGCGCTGGACTGCCACGCCGCAAATTGAAAAAGGGATGAATCGACTATCGATAACAGGGAAGTCTGGGTTGGATGGAATTAGCTGCGAATACTCTTCTCCGGTTGACTCATCAAAACCACGAGGGCGCCACTTCTTGAAGGTTACCGCCTTCTCTCCCTTACGTAGTGCGATAACATAGTCGGCGGGATTGGGCTGCATATCTGGATCTATAAGGACTAGCTCCCCTGATTCAAAATCAGGCTCCATACTATTGCCTTCTAATTTTATCCAGTATACGTTAGGGCCGCAGTCGCCGATAACTGGCTCAGACTCATCTGATATTGCATCATCATGGTATTCACAGAACTCACCTGCCTGAACGAAATTTAAAACTGGCGCGAGTCTGATTGGTTTTTTTTGTACCCTCTTGAAGTTATCGCCGTCAGATATACCGTCAGTTAGGTATTCGATACTGCATTTAAAATAATCAGAAAGCAGTTGCAAGTATTCAAGTTTGGGTGCGTTTTCACCGTCCTCCCAATTTTTTATAGCTGTTTTTGATACGCCTATCTTGGCGCCCAATGTTTCTCGTGAAAGCTTCTTATCTTTCCGTAGCCCTAGTAATCTTTGACCTAAAGTATTCATAAATCCTCCGTAGCAAGCCGTAACTTATCTTACCAGTTGATAAGGTAAGTTTTCTGTGCTTTAATAGGTAACTTAACTTACTTTATAAACAAACGAGGTTACTTTTATGACTAAGAATGAGGCGCTTGAAATCGCTGGCGGTTCTCCTACTGAGCTTGGTCGAATGCTCAATATTTCTCACAACGCTATCTCCCAGTGGAACGATGAAAAAATACCAGAATTGCGTGAGTACCAAATTAACGAAATCAAAGCTGAACTAATGACAGTAAATCAAAAGGAACTTGAACATGGTTAGTAAATCCAAACTCACCGACTGCATACCAACCCATTTGACTAGCGATAGCGCGAATGCGGTTAAAAACTTTGCATTTGATGAAGATGCAACGCCTAGTCAGTGGGTTAGACGCTTGATTGATGATGAAATCAACCGTCGTCGCCTACAAGCTCAGGCTACTTTACGTGCGCTTGGTAATCTAGCGAACGATGAGAACGGAGAGAACGATTGTGAATTGTGAAGACTGTCCGAATGCCACTGACGGCAAATGCTGTCACCAATCGATTGCACCGTTGCCTGCGCTGTTTATGACCGAAGCGGTATTGGCCAATCTAAAAAATCAATGGAATAGACATTATCAACAGCAAGGGGTTTGGGATGTGCTCGAAAAACATAATCTCGTCTGAGGAAGAATATGCCAATCAACGTGCAGATGATCACAAACGATTGATGGGTGCGCAGCGTGAAGGGCGTGAAATTAAAAAACCTACGCGCAAAGAAAAACCCCAGTCAGATGTGAACTGATTGGGGTTTCTTAACTAAAACATACTAAAGGGTAATTAAAACATTATGGACCATACTATGCAAGCAAAAAGACTATGTGACGGGGCTTATAGCATCGTGCCAATTAATATGGGGCAAAAAGGGCCCCTGATTAAAGAGTGGCAAAAGAAGACGTTTACCGCTGAAGATATTGACGCCGGTATCGGTGTGAAGTGTGGCATTGGTGAATATCCGGTATGCGCTATCGATATCGATGTGCTCAATCCGGAACTGACTGCGGCTTTGGCGAGTTGGTGCCATGAGCATTTAGGTATGACCGTTGAGCGTGTCGGACAAGCGCCGAAAACCATGCTTATCTATCGTGCCGCTGAGAGTGGTTGGTCAAAGGCGGCGAGCCGTTGGTTTACCAGCGCCGATAGTGAAGTGAAGCAGCGCGTTGAGATACTGGGGAAAGGGCAGCAGTTCGTAGCATACCATATTCACCCCGACACAAACGAGCCGTATGAGTGGACCGATATGCTTGGCGGTCTGGAATACACGCCAGCGTCTGAGTTACCAATAGTCACCGCCGATGAAATAACGCAAGTGCTAGAAGTCTTTGAGCAAATGGCGTTAGACGCAGGTATGCAAGTTTGTAGCGGTTCATCTGCCAAAACTATCAATAGCGGTAAAGCAGATCCTGAAGACTTCACCGCCGGTGCCAAAGTAGGGGTGACGCTAAAAGAAGCGGCAAAGCTACTCAATAACCTTGACGCTGCAGACTATGACCGCTGGTTACAAGTCGGTATGGCGCTGCATCATGAATACGACGGTAGTGATGATGCCTTTAACGTTTGGGATGACTGGTCACAAAAAGCGGAGAACTACTCAAGCTTAGAGGACTTAGAAAAGCGCTGGTCCGGCTTTGGTCACGATGGTGGCGGTATCACCATTCGCACATTGCTCAAGTGGGGCAATGACGCCAATACGCAGCAAAAACGCGCACAGAAGCGTGACGCTATTCAAGACTATAAAGACCGCATCGAAGAGTGTAGCGATGGCTTTGAGTTTGAGGAAACGCTACGCGCTATTGGCCGTGAGCTAGATAAGAACGAAGTCATTACCTGCAATGAAGTACGCGCGACTGCCAAGACAAAATACAAAGCCATGATGAAGCAGACGATCTCGGATGCCAATATCAATACGCTTTTAGGGCTTGGACGCGACACTAGCGCTGAGAACTTAGAACGTCAGATGCAATATACCGAGTTCGGTAACGCACGCCGTATGCTTGAGTTGTTCGGTGAGAACATTATGTTTGCGGCAGATACCGAGACCTGGTACCGCTGGACAGGGAGTTACTGGCGCGTATCGGCACAGGCTGAGCTTGAGCAGTTATCCAAAGATACGCTGATGCAACTTATCGCTGATGGCGCTGAGCAAGGCATATTAGCCAGTGATCAATACGACTTCGTTAAGAACAGTCTAAAAGTCGCCATGATGACCGCCATGGTAAAAATCATCCGTACTGAAAAAAGCATCTTAGTAAACACTGGTGACTTAGACGCTAACAAAATGCTGTTTGGGGTGGCCAACGGTGCCATCGATTTGACCACGGGTGATCTAATACCGTCGGACAGACTGGACCGTATCACGATTGCCAGTCACACCAAATATAAGCCTGATGCTAAATGCCCACTGTTTGAGCAAACCGTCAGTGAGTGTTTTTACGGGGATACTGAGCTGGTCGAGTTCTTTCAACGTTTGATGGGGTACACCTTACTTGCAGATCCTAAAGAAGACATTATCGTCATACCGTACGGCACCGGTAGTAATGGTAAGTCGACTGTCTTAGGCGCTATTCGTGACGCGATGGGTGCGCATGCTATTACCGCATCCAATGAGACGTTCTTAGGTAGTGGCGGCGCTAATGCTGGTGGTCCGCGTGACGATATCCTACGCCTTCGCGGTAGTCGCTTTGTCTATGTGACTGAGCCTGATGAAGACCGCGAACTAAAAGAAGGGTTGATCAAATCGATGACGGGCGGCGAGGCCATGGCAGCGCGCGCGGCATACTCACGTACGTTCGTACAGTTCACGCCCACATGGACAGTCATACTACCTACCAACCACAAGCCTATCATTAAGGGTGACGACTTCGGTATCTGGCGCCGCATCATGCTTGTACCCTTTACCCGTAACTTCAGTACCGACCCCGATATCGTCAAAGACAATGACCGTAGCGAAAAGCTAAAGGCTGAATATGAAGGCATCCTGGCATGGCTTGTACGTGGTGCGATGTCTTACTTAGAGATGGGGCTTCAGCCACCGGCCATCGTTGAGGAAGCGCGTAACGAATATAAGAGCGATATGGACCTACTCGCTGAGTGGATAGAAGAGTGCTGTGAGATTGGTCGGGATAAGGTCGCTACTAACGCGGCGCTGTGGGCCAGTTGGAAACAGTTTGCTGAGGTGCGCGGTGAGCTGAGATATATCAGTAATGCTAGAACACTGAACAAAAAACTGGAAGCGCGAACATACGTGAAAAGAGTCAAGAACTCTGATGGTATTCGCGGACGCGGTATTTTGGGTATATCCGTCAAAGATGACTTTGAGAATGTAGAGGACGGCATGGCGTAATACTTGCGGGTAGGTCGTTAACCCGCAATCTTTGCGGATTGGCTTCTATATTTGGGACGGTGGGGGCGATAGTTTTTAACATTTTATTTTAATTAAGGGTAAAAGTTAGGTTTTTAAGATATTTGGGACGATAAGGACGATAAGTACCCCATTTTGAAAAACCTCTCTTATATAGACAACTCTTTGTTATATGCCCTTTTATCGTCCTTATCGTCCCAACTCTATTTTTTCCCCTTATTTATTCTTTTTTGAGTTAAGAAAAAAGAATAAAGGGAAAATATAGATAGACAAAAGTTTGTTATCAGTTTTAAAGGCGCCGGAGCTGAATCCCTGCCTAGAAGGGCCGCCGGTTTAGAGTATAAAAAAGTATATCGATGTTTATAAATGCTTATTGAGGATTGAATTATGAGTGAAGTAACAGACATGGTGAACCATCCGCCGCATTACAAAGACGCTTCAGGTATCGAGTGTATCGAAGTTACCAAGTACATGATGTTTTGCGGAGGCTCATGTTTTAAATACGTGTATCGCTGCGGCAACAAGTGGGACGATATTGAGGATCTGAAGAAAGCAGCCTGGTATGCAAATCAATCGTGGATGTTAGAAGAAAATGTTGGCGCGATAATCATTCCATCTATACGGCACGTGGCGCGGTATCGTAGCGGCAATATAGCGGACGCCATGAAGTTTATCGCCCAAGATATGTGGGCGGATGCCAAGCGTGCTATTGAGCGCGAAATCGCAAGATTAGAGAGCGAGGCCAACCGATGATTACCGAAGACAAAACATGGCTAACCAAAGAAAGCTGTGAGCCGGTACTCATATTGCGAGTCGACAAGATGTATGTCACGTATCAAAACGCTCAAGGTGATGTTGGCAGCAAACACCCAATGATATTTTTGCAGGACTTTGAGGAGCAGGGCGAATGATCGAATACCTAATGTTTTCATTTTGCATGATTGCGTACAGCTTCTTGGTTTTATTTTGGGGTTGGAGCATCGGCAAGGGATCAATGGCAAAGGACTTCAAGCGCTATGGTAAAGCACGCTGGGAAGAGAGCATTTATCACTGTGAAAAAATAGAGCCACTATTTGAAGATAAGGATCCAAAACCATGAGCGACGTAATCGATAGGGATGTAAAAGTAAAGCTGGCAGCATGGGGCGCTTGGACTCGCGATATTGGAAACACTGGCGACTGCTCAAGTCCAGCGCAGGCACTTATCAACTGTGCACCAGTCTGTGATAGTGAAGCAAAACGATACGCTAGATATCAGGAATTTGAGCACATAAGCGATGAGGAAGCACTAAAGGTGGAAGGTGCTATGGCGACGCTTAAACGCTACTCAGCGCGATTAGACGTAGCATTAGGGCATATGTTAGACAATGAGCTTGATGATGATAACTTGCTTATCTCCGTGCTCATGTACCCAGTGCTTAAAAGGCACTTCAGATACGATGAGTCATTTAGCCATATTGCAAGAGAGTTGACCAAGGCGTTAGGTAAGAAGATAACAGACGTAAAAGTTAAGGCGATTATGGAGCGTGGGGCTGGATTTATTGAGGGGGTATTAATCTCTTGACACCTCAATGAGCTAGGTGGTAGTATCTGTTTATGCTCCGCATTTTATGTGATGAGCCAGTAAATTTAAGGCGATTAGTTAATTCTAAGCGCCTTTTTTTTGTGCCTGAATATCTATGATGAGCCTTTAATTGGGGAGCAACCATCCAAGCCAGAGCGGATAGATAACTTAGTAAGGCGCAGCCCACCACCTAGCCCATTTAGTCACCGACTAGCACATGCCACAGCGATACACTTGCAGATGACGACTGCTAAACATGATGAGCTATCAAAGCGTATTGGATTTGCATGTGATGACAATGCGAGTTGATAGCTAACCTTTTTGCCCGATATGTGATTTTCCATATCGGGCTTTTTTACGTCTACTTTTTGGCAGGGATGCTGATATGTGCGATCTAAGCAACGCTGAAGTCTTTAACCGTTGGAAGCAGTGTAAGAAACAGACTGCCAAGGATTATTGGTACAACTTCCTAAAAAGCCGCGCTGATAGAAGTTATCCAGGCGCACAAAAATACGTAGATGACATGGATTCATTTTTTAATAAATAACCCCTTTTGCCTCCCTTGATTGGACGAGGCATTTTTAACACTCGCTAATTGGAGGTGAGCATGTTGAAAAGACCAATGCCACCAACCAATGATCTACGCCCATTAATGGCCGCACCAGAGATACACGAGTGGTTACACGCAACCATACTCAATCCTGATCACGAATGGTTCAACGAAGACCACAGACATCTAATGGAATACTCAGTAACTGAAATAGCCTTTATGTGGGCCCAAAGCGAATACGTCAAAGCTGGTAAGCAGATATTAGGCCAGTGCGAAAAGGTCATGATGATGGCGGGTGGTTGGAAGAAGATGCGTCAGGAAATGTGGTTTGAAGACACGTTAGGTGATGTACCTGAGTATCTGGTAACGCTTGATGCCAATTATTGCCGTGATTGTACAGATGCTGAGTTTGCCGCACTGGTTGAGCATGAGATTTACCACATGAGACATAAACCAGATATGTTTGGTGACCCCTCATTCAAAGCAGACGGCAGACCACAGCTCGAATTGATAGCTCACGATGTTGAGGAGTTCTTTGGAGTCGTCAGACGATATGGCGGTGATGAAGCAGTCAGGCGCATGGCTGAGCTGCAAGATTGTGAGCCGCAAATAAAATACTAACTACCTTTACTTAGCGATACGAGAGAGCATTTATGGCGACCCTTAACAATAAGGTTAAGGCCTTTATTGTACAAGGGCTTGCTACCTATATGACCCCATCCGAAGTAGTGGAAGCTGTCAATCAAGAATTTGACGGGCTGAAAGTTACAAGACAGCAGGTATCGAACTACGACCCTGGCAAAGCAGCTGCAGTTAATTTGTCTCAGAAATGGAAGGACCTATTCAAGAAATTCCGTGATGACTTTAACAATGATATTCAGGCGATACCTATCGCTAACAAAGCTTATCGTTTAAATATGCTTGACCGTATGGCTCGTGATGCAGAGAAGTCAAAGAACAGGCCATTGGCGGCAAGCTTACTCGAGCAAGCAGCTAAAGACGTGGGCGAGGTCTACACCAATAAACAGAAAGTTGATAACACCTCCAGTGATAAAAGCATGACTCCAGTTGTCAATAACTTCAACGGTGACGCTCAAGCGGCCAGTCAAGCCTATCAGGATATTATGGGTGGTAAATAATGCCTATCCCTTTTGCATTTGACTTTAACAATCCTGATTACGCTCAAGTATTTGAGTGGCGCATTGAGAGATTGCAGCGTATTAGACAAAATCCTGAGTCACTACCGGCTCTCAAGGCATTTTACAAAGACAATCCAGCTCAGTTTATTATTGACTGGGGCGTGACTTACGACCCGCGCAACATTGAACGCGGCTTACCCTCATACATACCGTTTTTGTTGTTTCCAAAGCAAGAAGAGTGGATCCATTGGCTGATGGACGGTTGGAAGTTGCAAAAGCCGTCCATTACGGAGAAGACACGGGATATGGGTATGTCATGGCTCATGATGGGCTTGTCGTGCTCACTAGGTCTGCACAATAACGGTTTATCAGTCGGTGTCGGTAGTCGTAAAGAGGAATACGTTGATCTAATCGGCAGTCCAAAAGCTTTGTTTGAAAAAGGCCGTATGTTTTTAAGTGGATTGCCTCCTGAGTTCCGTGGCGGTTGGATTCGTGAGAAGCACAGCCCTTTTAAGCGCATTATATTCCCAGAAACTGGCAGTGTGATTACTGGTGAGGCAGGTGACGGCATTGGTCGTGGTGATAGAGCGTCATTGTATTTTGTTGATGAAGCGGCTTTCTTAGAGCGACCACACTTGGTTGATGCGTCACTATCAGCTACCACCAACAGCCGTAATGATATATCTACACCCAATGGCATGAGCAATTCATTTGCTATACGTCGTCACGCTGGGCGCATTCGCGTTTTTACGTTTCATTGGCGTGATGATCCACGCAAAGATGATGCGTGGTATGACAAGCAAGTGGAGGAGCTTGACGAAGTAACAGTAGCTCAAGAGATTGATATTGATTATTCAGCGTCAGTTGAAGGGGTGCTAATACCGTCGGCATGGGTCCAGTCTGCCATTGATGCTCATAAAAAGCTGGGCATAACTATTAGTGGCAGTAAGGTGATGGCGCTTGATGTGGCAGACGAAGGTATTGATAAAAACTCTATCGCTGGTCGTCATGGCGTGTTGCTCAATCACTTGGATACATGGAGCGGTAAAGGCTCAGACATTTTTGCCACGTCTAAAAAAGCAGTCGAGGCAACCGCTGATAGTCAATCAGAGTATTTTTTGTATGACGCTGATGGATTAGGCGCGGGTGTCAAGGGTGATGCTAGGGTGGTGAACGAGCAGCGCAAAGGCATGAAGGATGTTATTAATTATCCATTCAGGGGGTCGGCTGGTATCTATAAGCCTGAAGCCGAGGATATTCTAGGTAAGAAAAACAGTGATGCTTTTGATAACTTCAAAGCTCAATCTGGATGGGCGTTACGTAAGCGTTTCTTGTTGACGCATAGGGCTGTAAAGGACGGCATGGCGTTTCATCCTGATGACATTATTAGTATTGATAGCACGTTGACTGAACTCACAACCCTGACAACAGAGCTATCGCAGCCAACCTACGCAAAAACCAATGCGGGGAAAATTTTGATTAATAAAAAACCTAAAGGTACGCCATCGCCAAACCGATTTGATGCGGTGATGATGGTGTTCGCTGACAACATGGTTAAGAAGCCAAAATCCGTATTCGATGTCGTAGGCTAAGAGACAAACTATGCTAAATAAACTAATAAATATTGCCGACAGCACGCTAGTTAATCTAGTTAGTAAGCTTGGTACCAGTCGAGATAAGGCCAGTCATGATACATTTGCGTGGCATGTACCAAAGTCAGTGTTTGAGCTGGACAATCTTTACGACTCAAACGGCACAGCATCTAAGATTATTGATAAGCCTGTTCAAGATATGTTTAGACAAGGTTATTACTTTGAGGGTATCGCAGGTACAGACCTACAAAAGCTAAATGATGAGCTTGATCGTCTAAGTATCGATGTGCATTTGAACAGAGCTATGCGTCTATCAAGACTGCACGGCAAGTCATTTATCTTGCTCGCTGCTGATAGCGTTAAGCCGCTTATAACGCCACTTGGCAACAATGATGCGCTTAGCTACATAACCACGTTGTCAGTGTCTCAGTTGGCAGCAGGTAGTGAGATGCGTCCAGCATCAGAGGCAGGCGGATATTATGACAAGCCTGTTTATTATCGACTGCAAAAAAGTATGGGCGGTACAGCAGGTAGCATCGTTCACCACAGCCGCATCATTGAGGTCGTATGGGGCGATGGTAAAGGTGTGATGGATAAGATACATGATGAGCTATTGCGCTTTGCTAGTGTCAATGCTAACGCTGCATCACTGGTGCATGAAGCTAAGATTGACATCATTAAAACGCCTGACCTAGCCAATCAGATTCAGCAAAACTCGGAATCTATCCTAAAGCGTTTTGCCTTGGTTGGCATGCTCAAGGGCAACAATGGCACCGTCCTACTAGACACAGAGGAGGATTATCAAAGCAAGACCTATAACTTCTCCGGTCTGCCTGATTTGATGCAAGAGTTTTCTGTGCAGTTGGCATCTGTTGCCGACATACCTTATACGGTGCTGTTTGGTCGCTCACCTGCTGGTATGAACGCGACTGGTGAACATGACCTAAAGAACTACTACGACACAGTAGGCAGCTATCAGCGAGACTATGAGCGCCCTGTGCTTAGACGACTGATTAAAATCATAAGCAATTACTTATTACCAAAAGGCGTTGATCCTAAGCTGGTCTTTAGTCCGCTATGGCAGGTCGATGAGAAGACGCTGAGTGAGATTGAGAAAAACAATGCTGAGCGCGATGAGCGTTATATAGAATTAGGTGTCATCACAGAGGCTCAGACTGCCAAGCAACTGGTGGAGCAAGGCACTTATACCGTAATTGATGACGCACACATCAAGCTATTAGACGGTCTTAATCTGAGTATGGGGCAAGATGATGCTTGACCAACTGACACCGCTAATACAGCAACAGAGTAAACGTAAACGAGGTCGTAAGGCGAAGGCGCGTCCTATCTATGTGTCTCGTAAGCTTGAGTTGGACTACACAAGAGCGCTACTAAGTCTCGTTAATGAAATGCACGCTGAGACAGTAACAGCATTGATGCCGCTGATTGAGCAAACACCCAGAGTTGGTGATAGCAGACGACGGATAGCTGACAGCTTATTCAGCGACTTTAAGAGCGCGTTTAGTAGGACAGCCAACACAGTAAAAGCCAAAGTATCAGGCATTGCAGAAACATTCGCGAAAACGGTAGTTAGCAAACAGCGTGAAGTGTCAGACGGTCAGCTTACAGACATACTGCTCAAGCAGACAGGCATAGACTTTAGCGGAGTGATGGCTGACGAGGCGCTACAAGAGGCGATTGATGAGGCGGTAGCGGCTAATGTGGCGCTTATCACGTCTATACCGCAGCAGTATCTTGATAAGGTCGAACAGGCGGTCATGGCTAGCCTACAAGCTGGTACGCTTAACGCGACTTTAGCTGATGAGTTGGCTAAGATTGAGGGCGCTCATAGTCTCGCTGATAGCTGCCTACTGTGTCGTAGTAGTTCTTTAGGTCATGTTCACCAGTCGCGTTCATACCAGCAGGTGAGCGACCAAACAGCACCGTATAAGGTATGTCGGCAACAGATGCCAACTGCACAGAAAACTCTTGCATCAAATCAGGCAGACCGGAGAAGTTATAGGTCTTGCTTTGATAATCCTCCTCTGTGTCTAGTAGGACGGTGCCATTGTTGCCCTTGAGCATGCCAACCAAGGCAAAACGCTTTAGGATAGATTCCGAGTTTTGCTGAATCTGATTGGCTAGGTCAGGCGTTTTAATGATGTCAATCTTAGCTTCATGCACCAGTGATGCAGCGTTAGCATTGACACTAGCAAAGCGCAATAGCTCATCATGTATCTTATCCATCACACCTTTACCATCGCCCCATACGACCTCAATGATGCGGCTGTGGTGAACGATGCTACCTGCTGTACCGCCCATACTTTTTTGCAGTCGATAATAAACAGGCTTGTCATAATATCCGCCTGCCTCTGATGCTGGACGCATCTCACTACCTGCTGCCAACTGAGACACTGACAACGTGGTTATGTAGCTAAGCGCATCATTGTTGCCAAGTGGCGTTATAAGCGGCTTAACGCTATCAGCAGCGAGCAAGATAAATGACTTGCCGTGCAGTCTTGATAGACGCATAGCTCTGTTCAAATGCACATCGATACTTAGACGATCAAGCTCATCATTTAGCTTTTGTAGGTCTGTACCTGCGATACCCTCAAAGTAATAACCTTGTCTAAACATATCTTGAACAGGCTTATCAATAATCTTAGATGCTGTGCCGTTTGAGTCGTAAAGATTGTCCAGCTCAAACACTGACTTTGGTACATGCCACGCAAATGTATCATGACTGGCCTTATCTCGACTGGTACCAAGCTTACTAACTAGATTAACTAGCGTGCTGTCGGCAATATTTATTAGTTTATTTAGCATAGTTTGTCTCTTAGCCTACGACATCGAATACGGATTTTGGCTTCTTAACCATGTTGTCAGCGAACACCATCATCACCGCATCAAATCGGTTTGGCGATGGCGTACCTTTAGGTTTTTTATTAATCAAAATTTTCCCCGCATTGGTTTTTGCGTAGGTTGGCTGCGATGGTAAAGGTGTGATGGATAAGATACATGATGAGCTATTGCGCTTTGCTAGTGTCAATGCTAACGCTGCATCACTGGTGCATAAAGCTAAGATTGACATCATTAAAACGCCTGACCTAGCCAATCAGATTCAGCAAAACTCGGAATCTATCCTAAAGCGTTTTGCCTTGGTTGGCATGCTCAAGGGCAACAATGGCACCGTCCTACTAGACACAGAGGAGGATTATCAAAGCAAGACCTATAACTTCTCCGGTCTGCCTGATTTGATGCAAGAGTTTTCTGTGCAGTTGGCATCTGTTGCCGACATACCTTATACGGTGCTGTTTGGTCGCTCACCTGCTGGTATGAACGCGACTGGTGAACATGACCTAAAGAACTACTACGACACAGTAGGCAGCTATCAGCGAGACTATGAGCGCCCTGTGCTTAGACGACTGATTAAAATCATAAGCAATTACTTATTACCAAAAGGCGTTGATCCTAAGCTGGTCTTTAGTCCGCTATGGCAGGTCGATGAGAAGACGCTGAGTGAGATTGAGAAAAACAATGCTGAGCGCGATGAGCGTTATATAGAATTAGGTGTCATCACAGAGGCTCAGACTGCCAAGCAACTGGTGGAGCAAGGCACTTATACCGTAATTGATGACGCACACATCAAGCTATTAGACGGTCTTAATCTGAGTATGGGGCAAGATGATGCTTGACCAACTGACACCGCTAATACAGCAACAGAGTAAACGTAAACGAGGTCGTAAGGCGAAGGCGCGTCCTATCTATGTGTCTCGTAAGCTTGAGTTGGACTACACAAGAGCGCTACTAAGTCTCGTTAATGAAATGCACGCTGAGACAGTAACAGCATTGATGCCGCTGATTGAGCAAACACCCAGAGTTGGTGATAGCAGACGACGGATAGCTGACAGCTTATTCAGCGACTTTAAGAGCGCGTTTAGTAGGACAGCCAACACAGTAAAAGCCAAAGTATCAGGCATTGCAGAAACATTCGCGAAAACGGTAGTTAGCAAACAGCGTGAAGTGTCAGACGGTCAGCTTACAGACATACTGCTCAAGCAGACAGGCATAGACTTTAGCGGAGTGATGGCTGACGAGGCGCTACAAGAGGCGATTGATGAGGCGGTAGCGGCTAATGTGGCGCTTATCACGTCTATACCGCAGCAGTATCTTGATAAGGTCGAACAGGCGGTCATGGCTAGCCTACAAGCTGGTACGCTTAACGCGACTTTAGCTGATGAGTTGGCTAAGATTGAGGGCGTAACTCGTAATAGAGCTAAGCTGATTGCAACTGATCAGTTAGGCAAGATTAACAGCCGATTATCACAGGTTAGACAGCAATCGCTGGGCATCACTCACTACACATGGTCAACCAGTCAAGACGAGCGCGTGAGGGCTAAGCATAATAACCGCGAAGGCGACATGATAGCGTGGAATAATCCACCACCTGATGGTCATCCCGGGCAGCCCATCCGCTGTCGATGCACTGCGATACCTTACACCGATCATTTAACAGGTGGGCCAACCGCTGAAGAAGCTATGGGGTTACAGAATGAATAGGCGATCACGACTACTCAAAGCTATCGTACTGTTGATAGACATAGCATTGGTAATACACACCAAACGCAAGAAACAAAAACAAGACCGCCGCTAAGGGCGGTTTTTTAATGGGCGGAATTTATGAAAATACGCATTAATCAGGTCATTGACCTAAAGCCGACAACGCGCATACGCACACCGCAAGGGTTTTTAATCTGTAAAGATGCAAGACTTGCTAAACCAGTGGTCAAAGAGTATTACGCAGGTGAGCTGGGTATAGTCGATGGGTTTGAGCCGACCGACATTATCAACATTTACACCTCTCCTGATGTGCTATTTAGTGCGCCGGTTATCGATGGCTATAACGGATCAGATACGGTAATGATGCACCCAAAGGGCAATCAACTTACCAGTGATAACTATAAGGACCATGTGATCGGCACTGCTAAAAATGTACGCGCTGAGAACGGCTATCTGGTCGCTGACTTAACTATCAAAGACAAGTGGGCGATTGAGGCAATTGAGTTTGACGACATTAAACAAATCTCTTTAGGTTATGCCGCTGAGCTAGATATGACAGCAGGTACGACTGAGACAGGGCAAGAATACCACGGGCAATGGGTAGGTATGGTTGCTGACCACGTTGCGGTTGTGCGTGAGGGCAGGTGCGGTGATGACTGCAAAATAGGCGATAGACAAACTGTAATTAAATCAGAGGTAAAGAGCATGAAAGTTAAAATCGGAAATCTTGAGTTTGATGTGGGCGATAACAGCACACTGGCTCAAGCAATTAACGCACAAAGCCAAGAGCTTGAAGCTATCAAAGGCGGTGAGCTTAAAGTGGGCGATCAGAAGTTTAGCTTGTCTGAGTTGACAGCGACACAAGCAACCATTGATAAGTTGGTAGGTGATAACAAAGCGCTATCAGATACCAATAAAGAGCTGACCGAAAAGCAGGTTACACCTGAGCAGGTTGAAGCTTTAGTGGCTGACCGTGTGGCTACTATCAGTAGCGCCAAAAAGATAGACGATACGTTTGTCACGGACGGTAAGTCGGTCGAGCAAATCAAACGCGAAGTCGTTGCATCTAAAGCGGATAACGTACTGGTCAAGTCTATTATTGGTGACAGCGTGGCTGATGCTGAACAAGTCATGATTGATGCTACGTTCAAAGCACTGTTAGCTACCGCTGACAGCAAGCCGCCTGTAAATGCTGCTGATGCTGCGCTGAATGGACTAAACAATCCAAACGTGGGTGATTCTGATAAAGACAAGCCTTTTGATAAATCTAATATGTGGAAAGGGGATAAATAATGACACCATTACTAAAAGGCGATGATGCTATTGCGGTAGCTGGTATGCGCGTCAAGTCTGCGCCTGAAGAAGTTTTAAGTCTGCCATTAATGGTTGACCCTGCTTATCCAGTCAAAGACGGCTCAGTGATTTACCTGACCGACGACAAGAAAGGCTGCACCACCACACAAAATACGGCTGCTGGTTATGTCGGTATTGTTGTACTGCATAACGTTGGCAAGTCTGGTCACGCAGACGGCACAGACAGCTACCTAAAAGGCGATGTGGTGCCGGTTATGGTCAAAGGTAAGCTATGGTCACCGGTTGCAACTGCTATTACTGATCTATCGGCTGTTATCGGTGCCAATACATCAGGCGTGATTAGCACTACTGGCACAGCAATCAACGGCCTACGCTATGGCGGCACATCAGTTGGCAGCCAAAATCTAACAATCATTGAGCTTTTGGGAGTTTAAGATGACAAAACAGCAAAAATTACAGCTAATGAAGTTGCGTTTGCAGCCAGTAGCTGACCATATCCGAGCCAGTCAGAATGTCGGTGACGCCTTCAATCTTGACGCACTAGCTCAGCTTATGGTGCAGGTCGAGAGTATTAACGGTATGACACCGCAGATGGCTGAGTTGATGGAGTATGCAAAATATATTCCAGTCAATAACAACATTAATGCAGTCATGGGTACATCACACACACTAGCCCGTAAGCAGGGGGTGGGTGAAGGTAAGGCGTATAGCGGCACTGGCATGGATATTCCGCTTGCCGAAACCTTGTACGATAAAGTCTCACTCGAAACCAAAATGGGTACAGTGGGCTATCAATACTCAATCGCTGAAATTGCAACCGCAATGGCAATGGGTATCACGCTTGAAGCCGACAAGATTGCCGCCGCACGCATGGCTTTTGAGCGTCACATGAGTCGCGTTGCATGGAATGGTGAGGCTAGCACTGGTCTTAAAGGTTTTTATAACCAGGATGGCGTGGCTGTAACGACTCGGACAATCGACTTTGCAACTGCATCCGTGAAAGACGTATTAGATGTTTTTAATACGATTATTTACGATGATGCTGATGCGTCAGAATTTGATAGCGACGTAGCGATTAACACTGTTATCTTACCAACGTCAGTGGCTCGCACCTTGGCAGGTCGTACAGTGTCCAGTACCAATGAGACTCCACTAATTAAGTACATCCGCGAGAACAACGAAGCTGCGCTCGAAGGCCGTGACATCAATATCACCGCTAACCGCCGTGGTAATGGCGTGGGTGAGTCTGGCTCAGATCGTATCGCGTCGTACAACCGCGACCCGAACAGCATTGAGATGCGTATTCCGCAAGAGCTGCAATTCTTGACCGCACAACCTAAAGGTTTGGATGTGTTTGTGCCAGGCTCTTACATCTACCAAGGCGTATGGCTAAAACGTGTTGACAGTATGCGTTACTACGACACTGCTAAATAAATAAAACCAATAATCAGGCGCTCAATGGGCGCTTTTTTATTGCCTAAAATTAATCGCGGAGAAGATCATGAAATACAAATATCAAGGTAAAAACAGCTCAATGCGTGTTGCAGGCATCATGTTTATTAAAGGTGCTGAGACTGAGATTACAGCCGATCAAGACAAGGTGCTTAAAGCGGACCGTTTTGGCAAAGCGTTTTTGGACAACGGCACGTTGGTCGAAACTAAGACTGATGCCGATACCGCGCCTGATACAAAGCCTGTCGATAAGATGACGGTCAAAGAACTTGAAGCGTACATCACTGATAATGGCGGGGAGTTTGCGGACGATGACAAAAAACCTGAGCTGTTAGCTATCGCTCAGAGCATCGAAGACAGTCAGTAATATGATTATCACATCGACTGTCACTCGTGATAACGGATTGCTTGATCGGATCAGGTCGGTAGCTCGCAAAACCACAAGTAAGATTGAGGTCGGTTATTTTGGCAACGAAATGCACCGACAATCAATTACAAGTCGGTCATCTAGTCTTATAACTATCAGTCAATTAGCTACCATCCATGAGCTAGGACTGGGCGTGCCTAAGCGTGCGTTTGTAGGGCCGTCTCTAAAGCAAAACCGTGGCAAATACGTCAAGTACATTGGGCGACAGATTACACCCATTATCAGGCGTAGGCAGACACTTAATAACGCTTGGCAGACGCTCGGCATGATTGCTGTGGCAGACATTCAGCAATACATGGTGACAGCTAGATTTACGCCACTTGCGCCAATAACCATCAAACGCAAAGGCTCAAGCAAACCACTGATTGATACGGGGCAGATGCGTCAGTCCATAACTTACAGGGTCAAATAATGTATATCACTAGAGACGACTTGGTTGATCGCTTTGGTCAGCGCGAGATTGAGCGACTGGAAACTAATATCAATGATCCGCAAGCTGTGGATACCGCCATCACAGATGCTTGTGATGTCATAGATGGTTATCTTGCTGCAGCTGAAGCATTACCGCTACCCATGATACCCGCATCAGTTAAACGTGTTTGCGCGGTGCTGGTGCGTTACTACCTTTATAAAGACAAACCCACTGAGCAGGTCCGAACTGACTATGAGGACGTACTACGTTGGCTTGAGCAAGTGTCTAGCGGAAAAATTAAGCTGATACTTGGGTTAGAGCAAGACAAGCCAGTCACAGGTTTTGTATCAGGAGCGACAGTCGTATGAATATCACTGATTACTTTGCGGTTGAGCCGCTAATTGTCGAGCATATCAAAACATCAATACCTGAGCTGCTGGACGTTAATACGCCTTTTAATATTGATGACATGCTGGACCACTCCAACACGGATAAGTCGGTAAGCGTCATCTACTACGGCGACCGTATGGGGGACACGTCTGGTAAGGGCAAAATCTCTAGTCAGTACCAGCAATGGCTCATTGTGCTGACAGTGCGTGATGCAGGGGCGCAGGGTGGCACTACTAACAGCATTAGAGAGTATGCCAACCCGCTGATACTTAAGCTACTCGCAGCAATGCAGGGCTATGACCCAAAAATCAAAGCATATCGACAGTTTTTACGTGCAGATTCGCCAGTCACCGCAGGTAGTGATTCAGGGTTTGCTTTTTTCCCCTTTATGTTTGAAATACAGATGTTTGTTTAGAGGACAACACCATGAGCTATGAGTTTTTATCACTGCAAGGCGCTACCCATCTAGCGCGCAACATCGATGGTCAGGCTAAGATTTTACGAGAGCTTGGCAACCAAACGCAGCTAAAATTATCCATCGAATCGGAAAAGATGGAGAAATACGAAACCAAAACTGGCAAGCGCCAAAAAGTCTTTGAGATGACCAAGACACGCGGAGTCAATCTCGAAATGACGCTTGATGAGCAAAAGCGTGAAGATATCGCCTTGGCATTCCAAGCGCAAATGAATACCACGCAAGCCGAAGGAGTGACTGATAGCGTTATCGCTAATACGTTAGAAGTTGGCGACAAAATTAAGTTAGATGGTTTTAATCTGACTGATATCACATTGACTGACAGCGCCGATACTCCTGCTGTACTTGGCCAGCATTATGAGGTTGATGAAAAGTACGGCACCATCAAGATGCTGAATTTAGATACACTCGTGCAGCCGATAAAAGCCAGCTATATGACGGGAGAAACCGAAACTACGGTGCTATTTAGCCTGCCTGATGATGCTGAATACTACATGCTGTTTGAAGGTATCAACTCGACCAACGATAAGCGACTGGCGCTTGAGCTATGGCGCTTTAAGCCAGAAGTGCAAAGCGAGATGGACTTTATTAATGAAGAAACTGGCGAGATTAGTATCAATGGCTCTGCGCTTGCAGACCCTAAGAAAAATAGCGACCCGAAACTAGGCGGCTTTGGCCGTATTGTTTATTTAGACAAGTAGACTAAGGACAACTCATGGACACCAAGCTCACTAATACACAGACAGGCGCTATTATTGAGCTTGATGACGAGTTATACCCCACTGACGAGCATGAGTGGTCGCCAGTGGTATCAAGCACTAAGTACGCATTAGACGGTACTATGATTGTCGAGCAGTCAGTAAGGCAAGCTGGTAAGCCTTACACGATGCAAGCGCCTAGCGATATGGCGTGGCTATCGCGTAGTACGGTCAATGCGCTCAAGACTGAACGTGATAAGTTAGGCGCTACTTACTGGCTTGACTATCGCGCAGATGGCCAAGTCAAACGCGTTAAAGTTATGTTTGACACGACAGGTGACGACGCTGTAACAGCGACCCCTGCTAAAGAGTTTATTAGTCCATCACTGGACGATCCATTCATTGTGACGCTTAGATTCTTAGAGATACCGAGCACCTAACACTGATTATTTATTTAGCCCTATTTTTAGGGCTTTTTTAATGCCTAAAATTTGACGGATGACGACATGGCAATTACTCAAAACGATTTAGAGATTTTAAAGTCTGAGATTATGGCTGATACCGACGAGGGCGGCGGCTTGCCCACGGCTGAGGCGGTTGTAGATGGCGTATCTAACAATCTATTCCCCGACGTGTCAGACATTGACCGCTTACTTGGCCGTGTGCGTCTGCGTAAAGTCTCTCTAGCAGTTAAGACGGCTAATGCTGAGCTACTGCAAGCGACTCGTATGCTGTTTACGGAGCTGCCTGACAATCCGAATATCAGCGTATTTGCATTTAAAGCCACGTCATTTGCTGATAGACGCTCGGACGCTCAAAACAAGATTGAGAGCTATCTAGCCTTTGGCACCAAGTGGGCAGGGCATTTATTAGAGACACAGCTTGCGGGTCAGCGCGTAATTCAACTATCTCTTGGTTTAAAAGATGCTGTGCCGGCAGTCGGCCAGCCTCTGGTCATTGTGCAAAACGAGGGCCAGTCTGACGAGTTTTATCAGTACCTGCGACCATTAAAAGTCGATACAGTGGTGCGTGAGTTTCAACGTACCGCTAGTGAGACAGTGACACGTAATGTGGTGACCATTGAGTTTGGCGACACGTTAAATAAGACATTTAATGGTTTAACCGTGCCTGAGTTTTATCAAAACGCATCAACGAGCAGACGTGCTATTTTGCGTGAGGCTCGTGTCGCTGATGCTGCTAAATACTACAGCGCATCAAAATTGGCTGAACCAGTTGTCGCTATGCAGTCACGCCAAGTACGCCTTAACTCTATTTATACCCAAGTCGTACCAAGCACCCAAGTTGAGACGCCCATTTTACAGCGCGACCCAGCGAATCAGATAGCCACTCAGGCGCGTGGCGATGGCGTTATTAATATCAGTCAGTCGGTCAATATTGCGACCAACACAGCGTTTAACCTGCCCAGTGGCATTTCTGTCGGCACGCTAAGCCTGACAATCAGTGGTCAAACGTACACTGATCGCGATGGCGAGCTAATAAATAGTAATAACGTAGCGTATGCGTCTATCAAATACGGCATTGGTCAGATCACTTGGTACAACAACGCGCCCGCCGGTCAGCAAACAATCACAGGCAGCTACAAACCCGCGAGCGAGTTTACCCGCGTGGCGCAGACTGATTATCAAGTTGTCGATGATAACGCGGGTTATAACTACGTGCGCGAGCTTGGTGCCGAGCCAGTGCCAAACAGTCTTAAAATCACTTATACAGTAGGCGGTAATAATTATCTCGTACATGACGATGGTCGTGGCAATCTGATTGATGACGACGGTAACGGGCGTGGTACGGTGCAGGGCAAGACGGTATTGCTTACCACTGCTGCTATCCCTGATGCGGCAAGTTATATCATTTATAGCTTTGGCGTTGATCTAAATACGGTTAAATATGGAGAGCAAGCGTTACCTGCCGCTTATCATGTTATTAGCGTTACGGATACAGTAAGTGGTCCCATCACCGTCACATGGGCAACCGACAAAACAGCGACAGTCAGCAATGGCGTTATCACAGGTGATGCGACAGGCACATTTATTGATGGCAAGCTGAACATCGCACCCACTCAAACTGTCGCTAAAGGTACTGAGTTTGCTTTGTCATATCAGCGTATATTGAATGAAAATAGTGTTAATAGGTACTTGTGGTACAAGCCAGATAGCCGAGGTGTTTTTGGTGGCGCGCTCGACTTTGAAGCTACTATCATTGATGTTGGGGTTAGTGTTTTCCTAGGCGGTGAGCTAAAGGTGGTTCTCGGCCTCAACGAATTGGGGACGGCGTTAGTTATTGAAGATGTATTGCGACCTATTTACGCTAGCAATACCTACCAACAAGGCAATGCTATTTTTGCGTCATCAGAGATCGATGGGTGGCAATCAATAAAAAATGCAGCTTCAGACTCTAATACGTGGAAAGTCGTTTTGAGCGCTAGCATACTTAATAAGTCCGCGGGTACGATAGATTTTACTATAGTTGTGTCTAGATTCTCCGACGGGGTTGAGGTGATCGCTAGAGCTGGTGTGTCTCCTATCTTTGAGCGCACAAAAAAGACTGTACTTTTAAACGCCTCGGAGGTGCAGATTAATGCAACAGCGGAAACAGCCGCGACAACGGAGGCAGCAACCACAACAGGTTTGGCAGACTTGATAAACCTTGAACTACCTCAAGATGACGCTGCGCCAGTAGTAAGCGGCTCATTATTCGTAGACGCACTAGGCGTCAGTTTAAGAGATAGTAACGGTAAGGTTAAAATTGGTGATACGGTGGTCGGTGATATTGATTATGATTTTGGCGCGGTGACACTGACGACATGGCAAACAGATCAGCAAAACACAGTCAATCTTAAGTCAATGCTGCGTGAAAATGACCCTGTACCACTGGCCAATATTATCTTTAGAACGCCAGTAGCGCCGCTTAAAGAAGCATCATTGCAGATCAGTGCAGAGCTTGCAGATGGCACAATGCTATCACTAGCTACTGATGAGCAGGGCAACATTACTGGCCACAGCTTTGCACATGGTACCGTTGATTTTAAAGCAGGTGTGGTGGCTCTGTATTTTTATCAAAAGTTAGGCGCAACAGCATACCCTGATATGGTCAATGAGCCATGGTATGACGCAGCTAATATCTATGACGATAGCGGCGCAAGCTACATCAATAAGCCCGTTTACGTTAAGCCTGACTCAATTCGTTATAACGCGATTGCTTACAGCTACTTACCGCTTGATAAGGAGCTAATTGGTCTTGATCCTGTACGCTTACCAAGTGATGGGCGCGTGCCATTTGTCCGCAAAGGTGACTCAATAGCGATCACTGAGCTTAAAACCATGCAGCTACCGACCAATGCGCCCAACGACACGTTTGATTTAGGGTTTGAGCGTTTGTCTGACGTATCAGTAGTGGATAGCGAGGGCGTAAAAGTCAGTTATGACTATCTCGATGTGGACTTGGACGCTGGTACTTTGACGCTAAACGGTATGCTCGATATGTCGTTTTATACCGCGCCATTGACTGCTAAGTACCGCATTATGGATATTGCTCTGGTTATTGAGACAGATATATCAGGTCGCGTCACGCTATCAACGCCCATCACGCATGATTACAGCACAGCTGCAGTTTTTAGCTCAATGCTATTAGCTGGTGATATGCAAGCGCGTGCGTATAACGTGTTTAGTCAAAAGTCATGGGGTAATGGTGGTTTTAGCGATACGTTAATCGGCGATAAGGCAACGTCACAGTTGCAAGTGACCAATAACCCTATCGTAGTGACAAATCGTGATGCGATTGAGGAGCGATGGGCGCTAGTGTTTACGAGTGCTACAGCGTTTAAAATTATTGGTGAGACAGTGGGTGAGATTGGTACAGGCTCAATCGCTAGCGATACAAAGCCTATAAACCCAATGACTGGCTACCCTTATTTTACGATACCGTCGGCAGTATGGGGAGGTGGTTGGGCTGCTAATAACGTAGCGCGAATTAACACGGCAACCGCTAAATATCCGATATGGATCGGTAATGCTATTCAGCAGCATCAAGGTAGAAATAAAGATAATTATGATTTTACTATTGGTTATCACGCTAATATTAACAGAGATAGGGGTGAGTAATGATATTAAGTGATGATGCTAAAAACGCTATGCTACAAGGGTTGGCGTCTACATTGAACACCGGTACAAACGCCACGTTATCTATATTTATAGGCGGCACGCTAGCTGCAGAGATTGCTATGCAAAACCCAGTTGAGACAAGCATAACAGGCGGCACGTTGGCTTTTAAAGTCCCGCCTGATGCTATTGCGGTTGCGTCAGGAGTGCCGACATCAGCACAATTAAAGAGCAGTGCCGGCACTTTAGTTGCTGAGTTTGATGTGGGTACAGAGCTAACGCTTGACAAAGAGCAGATATATATGGGTGGGTATGTCGGGCTTAGTTCATTAGTTATTAGTATTTAGTTATTAGTATATAGGTGGATTATGAGTACGTTACAGGGCAATGCAAAAAAGTATAACGGCGCGGCTATTGATTATGTGCTTATTTTCGACTGGGCAACAGGCGCGTATATTGGTACCGCCAATCCTGATGTCTCAGGCGTTTGGAGATTTGATTATTTTAATGACTTACATTGCGGAATTACTTATGTTGCAGATGGTTGCGAGCCTATCACGCATGGCGCTTACAATTTTATTGCTGAGAACGCACTAGAAGGTTATCTGTTCATGTTGAGGGCGCAGTCGGGGGGGTATTTTGCTGGCTATGATGTAAACGCTACTAGCAACCCTAATTGGGATTTGGAGTTTGGAATCACTAAAGATATTGGTGTTTTTAATTACGTTTACTCACTTAGTAAGATTGATGTGCAAACATCAACGCCTCCAACGATAATAAACGAGTTTGACATCAACTGGGTCTTATCTATCTCGTTTAGAAATACAGCAGCAGATAGAGACACTCATACTGCCACGCTAGAGCTGCTAGATGCCGAAAACAATGTGCTTGCTGCAATAAAAAGTGAAACTGACAACGCTAGGTCGTCAGGGCTTTGGTACGGCACCAGCCTTAGCAGTATGACCAAAGCAGCCAAATCTAGTACAGCAACTTACACATCTGGCAAACTAAAATTCAACGGAGGAAGAATTACTTACACCAACGATGCGCCAAGCGGTTTTAATCGTAGTTTTGTGCTCGATGTTGATATTAGGGCCGCCAAAAAAATACGAGTGAGTGGTAGTGCGTTATCAACATTCTCGGTGTCAGGTGGTTTTATAAAAATAGAACCTCCAGCACCTACTCAATAAGGTAATAACAACTATGGCTGACAGCATCCATTATTTGCCGCCAAATCTCGAAGTGGTTATCACGCTACCTGCAAAAACTGGAGCCGACCAAGCCGAAGTACAAGACGTTGTATTGTGCAGTCCAAGCGAGGTTGGCAACAATGATGTAAGCGTGTCAGTAATAGCAAAAATCAAACCAACGGCGCAAGTGTCCCTCGTTGTGAGCTTACCCGTAAAAGTAGAGGTAAGTGTTAGCGTTGCTGTGCCTATTGTCGCCTCCGCCTCAATAAGTATCACTAGGTATTCGGTGGGAGTGTCAATAAGCGCCATTGCTCAAATAAAGCCTACAGCCAGGGGCTCGGCAACTTATGATAGTAATGTCTTTAGAGGTGCACAGCTTGACGTATCTAGTAATTTACAATACTCAAAGCTACGAGGTATCAGTAAGCAAGGACAGTTTGAGTATTGCAAATCACTTGAGCGTGATATTAACGCAGATTGGCAGCAATCAAAGTCGATTAGCGCAGATGTGCAAGCGCAGTCTGAGGCTAATATCAAACTCACTACTAGCAGGAAGTTGCTATTTGAATCTGCAAAACGTGTTAGCATAAGTTCGGTTCACGATAACGAGTATAGCAAGCTAGTAGGTCAGTCAAAATCACTACTCAATGAACAATCAAGGTTAGTTGGTCAAGGTCAGTGGTACGGTTTTGAGGCAATGCTTGCGCGTCAGACACAGCGCAAAATTGAGGGCGAGTATAATTATCTTGATGCAATTATGCGTCAAACGTCTAGCGATTATAACCGCTTAGTTGGTTATCAATATCGAAATCTGATTGAGACAGCAAAGCTACCATCTTGGTTTACGGGTTATCTACCACCTCCATTATGGCAGACGGTCATATTAAGACAGCAGCTAGCAGCCCCAACGTTACCGCTTGATGTTGTTTTATGTAAGCCTACAAGCCAAGCGCCACGTGCCAAGATGTCAATAGCACAAAGTATTATTGATGTTTACGGCTATCTAATATTAACGGCTAAAGAGAGTGACGGTGCTGAGCCGCAGCCCCAAACAGGAGTTATATTTGTGACAAACAGTGTGTCATTAACGCGCTCCGATGATGGGCGTGAGATTAAGTTATTAGGCTTTAGCGTGGGCATTGATAGCAACAGCTACACATGGTCATTTAGTGCGACTGTCCCACTGTCAGAGCTATCAAAAGTCGATACAGCACGAGAGCCGCAGATAGGTGTTGATTTCGTCTGTAATGGCAATCTATGGCGATTCATCTTAGATGGTTGCGAGGATAGCATCCAGTTTGGTGAGAGTAGCTTAACGATCAAAGGCAAGTCGCGAGCAATGCTGTTAGCCAATCCTTATGCAGCGCAGCGCGGCTTTAAGTACGACACTGCAATGTCAGCGCGTCAGATTGCAGAAGATGAGTTAAACCGCTTTGGCGTACCGTCAGGCTTTACGCTTGATTGGCAGCTTGCAGGTGTCAACGGTTGGAATGTACCAGCCAATACTTACAGCTACTCAAACAAGACACCTATCAACTCGCTACAGTGGATAGCCGAGGCAGCCGGTGGCTTTATCAATGCTGATATGAGTGCTGATGTGTTGCACGTACTCGCGCATTATCCTATCCCGTCATGGGAATGGGCAGCGCAAACGCCTAGCATTAACTTGCCAATGTCACTAATTACCAGTCGCAGCCGTGGCCGTGTCAATAAGCCTGCATACAATGGCGTCACGCTGTATGGTGAGAACTATAACGGCATAGGTGCATTGGTCAAACGAACGGGCACCAGCGGAGGCTATCAGCCACCAATGGTCACGAGTGATTTAATGACCGACACAGCAGCAGCTATCAGCCGAGGTAAGATGATATTAAGTGACACGGGTGATATTGGTAACATCGGTATCTCAATGCCGCTAGTTGCTGATGTGGGCGTGTTAAAACCATCTACGCTTATCGGTGTGAATGATGGTGAGTCATGGATTGGCATGGTCAGAGGCACAACAATCACTGGTCGCCTATCGAGCAATCGAGCATTAGAGATTGACCAAAGCATTGATGTTGAGCGTCATTTTGATAGGGAGATTGTCTAATGGCTAGCGGCAATTTATGGGCGTTATTTAAAGGCGTTACTGAGCAAGGTGCTAAGCAATTAGCGACCGTCATTGATAGGCAAGGCTCAAACTATACCGTCACCATGCAGGGTGGCGGTAATACGGTCGTGCAATCGGATGCCGCTTACGCACTGCAATCAAAGGTGTTTATCAGAGATGGTGAGATAGTCGGCCAAGCGCCTGACCTGCCATTCGTGGAGATAGAGGTGTGATGGTGTTGCTCAAGTCTCGCTAATCGGTTAAAGTTGGGTAAAATACAATTTTGTCGAGTGCTGGTGATGGACATTAAAAGGATAGTAATTATTGTGGCAGTGTTGCTACTCGCTTTTATTGGTTTTAATTATTACAGTAGCGCCCAGTCCGAGAAGGCTAGGGCTGAGCGTATGGCTGAGACTGAGGTTTTGCGTGCTAAAAATGCTCAGGCAGAAGCGCAAAAGTCAGTAGCTCCTCAAGCTGATGTTACTCCTGAGTCACCTCAGCCTGCCGTTATCCCCCAATCTCCTCAACCTGAGATTTTGACCGATGCCGTTCCACAAGCTGCGGTTGCAGTCTCTAACGATGATGATCTTTTTGGCGCTACCGCAGCCGAAAAAGTAGAGCCAAAAAATAAAGTGGATGACTCTATCTGTGACTCAATGATAAAAGTGGCAGAAGGCATAATGCGTAACAGGCAGAATGGCGTTTCTATCGCAAGTTCTCTTGAAGTAGTTAACAGCATAAAAGATGGTACGCCAGCCAATGAAGCTGTTAGCGCTTTGACTAAACAGATGGTTATCCAAGCCTATGAAATGCCATCATTCTCAACAGAAAGTTATAAAGATGATGCGATTAGGGAGTTTGGTGCAAAACAATACTTAGCTTGCATGAGAGCTTTTAATTAAATAAAACCCCAACTAAAACACAATAACACAGAGGCTTATTAAGATGATTGATATTAACTATCTAACGCCCGAGCAGTTTCCTGAAGCTCATAAAAATTGGGGTGATAACGGATTTAAGCGCATCAATAAATTATTAGATGACGCTGTACACTTAATCAGCGAGCTATCAAAGCGTGACGACTTAGATTATATAGGTTTTTCCGAGGTTAAAAGTCAGGATTATAAGCCAGTTGTATTTATAAACCTTGGTAATTTAGACCGCTATTATATTGATGAGCAAGACATCCAAGACTTTAAATTACCTAAGTTGATTAAATCAGGATTGTAGATACTACTAAACAAAACCAAGCCCTCTTAACCGAGGGTTTTTTATTGCCTAAAATATAGAGAGCGCTATGGCTGACTTAGATTACCTAATTAATTTTGACTCAAACACCACAGGCATTGACAAGTCTAAATTTGCCATTAGCAAACTTGGTACAGCTATGGCTGCGCTTGGCGTTGGGTTTGGCGCCAGTGAGCTTGCAAGCGTGGCTGACGAATTTAGTAATATTGCTGCATTTGTCAATATTGCCGTTGGTGAGACGGGCAATTTTGAACAAGCAATGACAGGTGTTAAAGACGTTGCGCTAGCGACTAATTCAAACCTAACTGCGACCACTCAGTTATTTTACAAAATAAACGAAGCTGGTAAGCAAATGGGGCTTACTCAGCAGGACAGCTTAGAGCTTACCGAAACCATCAACAAAGCGATGCAATTGGGCGGTGGGGCTGCTGCATCTAACGAAGCGGCTATTATACAGCTCACGCAAGCATTACAGTCGGGTGTATTACGCGGCGAAGAATTTAACTCCATCATGGAGCAAGCGCCTGGCATCAGCAAAGCATTGGCAGCATCGCTAGGTGTGACGACTGGTGAGCTGCGAGGTATGGCAAACGAGGGTAAGTTATCCGCCCAAACCGTTATAGCTGCGCTACAAGAGCAATCTGCTGGTATTGCCACAGAGTTTGACAAGCTACCAGTCACGGTTGAAAAGGCGCTGCAAAATATCCGCACTCAGTGGATGGTGCTAATCGGTGAGTTTAACCAAGACAGCGGTGCAACAAGTAAAGTCGTCGAGTGGCTGGGCGTACTCGAAGATAATATGTCAGTGCTTGAAACGGTGCTGGCCGATGTTGGCGAGGGTATGCAGTGGGTCGGGGACCAGATAGACGGTATCGACACTGGTACTATCGTGGCGATGAAACAGGCGTTTGAGGCTGCTTATGATGCGCTTAAATCTATGGCCAGCGCCGCAGGTGATGTGATAGGTGTTATTGGCGATCAGCTAGAATTTACGCTGGGCATGTTATTTAATTTCAATAGCGGCCTGACTGATACCGAGTCAAAAACAGCAGGGTTTACCAAAGCTATTCAAGCGCTAAACGTTGCTATCGGTTTTATCAGCGATGGCTTCGCAGGAATTAGCATTGCGTCTAAGTTAATCTCAGGCGCTTTTTATGACATGTCAGCCGCTTTTCAACAGCTAAAATCTAACTTTGTTACAGGCTCGTGGAAAGACGAAGCCATAGCCAACATGCAGGCTATGAGTGCCAAAGCTCAGCAGATGTATAGCGAGGCGAGTGAAGCCGCGCTTGAGTTTGAATCAAAAGGCGTTGCAGCACTTGAAAATCTAAGAAAGACAGAGGAACAATTAAACGCTGAAACACTAGCGGATACAAAACAGACGTTTGCAGATAAAGAGCAAGCGTACAATGATTTTGTGCTCAATGAGCAGGACTATGCCGCACAGCGAATAGCACTTGAGCAACAAGTTGAGGAAGCGCGTAAAAACGGATCATCAGCTCGCATTGCTGGACTACTAAAACAGATAGATGAAGTCACAGCCAAAGAAGAAGAGTCTGCTAAAAATCAGATAGCACTTGAACAGTCAAAACTTGAAGCAGCGCAAGCGTTCGCACAGCAAGCCGTTGATGCCAACAATGGTGTGCTAGATAGCGAAACCAAGCTGGAGCTTGCAACTCAAAACTATATCGCGTCGGTCGATGAAGCTGGACAAGTATCGGTACAGGCATTTAGTGGTATAAAAGGAGCAGCCAACGAAGCCAACTTGTCTATCAAAGATATTGCACTCAATGCCGCTAAAGGCTTGGGTATTGATGTCACAGAGGCGCTTAACAAGGTATCAAGCGGCTTTGAGCGCAATTCTGAGGCTGTCAAGCGCGTAGCCGATGGCTATAGCGAACTTAAACGCGAGGGCTTAAATGCCGGTGATTTACTCTCTGCGAGCCTTGCAAAACTACTCGAGGGCGCTAAATCACAAGCCGAGATTGAGGAGGTCAGAAAGCTATATGTGCAATTTGGCAAAGACGGCAAACTGGCAACGCATCAAGTCGAGATGGGTATTGATGCGATCAACGGCAAGCTCGAAAAATCACCTGCTCTGCTTGATGAAACAGCAAGAGCATTTAAAGAGCTGGGCATCATCAGCCAAGCAGAGGCAGACAAGCAAGCAAAAGCCGCCATTGCAAACTACGAGATAGTCAAGAAAAGCGGTCAGGCAAGTGCTGGCCAATTAAGTGAAGCGCTAGATGGTATTTACAGCAAGATTAAAACCAGTGGTGATTCAACCTTGCAGACTTGGTATAACAATCAGGATGCAGCACTTGGTTTTAAGGGGTCGTTGGATGCTGTTGAGCAATCAGCGACCAGAGCAACGACTGCTATCAGAGAAAACACCGCCGCTAGAAAAGAGCAGTCCACATCGACGTGGAACGCTAAATTTGCAACCGATGCAGCTAATGAGAGCGAAAGCGAGAGCCTTGCAATCATGCAGCGGGTGACAGAGGGTATTAAGGATAAGATTGGCGCCTTAAACCAGCTGAGTGGCACATCAGATAGCACTGATGAATCATACCAAAAGCTTATGAGGAGCATGGGTTTTGTAGATGGTTACAAATGGACGAGCATGGCAGACTACGGTAGAGATATGGAGCGTGTCCAAGCTGCTGTTGACAAACAAGCCGAGAGTTACTCAGCTAAAAACACGAAGCGTCATCGCGGTAGTAGTGGCGGCTCTACTAGCAACACAATGCCGGACACTAAGCAGCAAGCGCCTACAAGCACAAGCGCGCCAGCCAAAACGATAGTAGTCGAGCTGAAATCTAACGCGGGTACGGTTAACGCCGAAATACCGCAGTCGCAAGAAGCAATGTTTAATGCGTTTATTAAACAACTACAAGAGAGTAAAGCCCTAGCGGGTTACTAACAGCCACTCACTCGAGTGGTTTTTTATTATCTAAATTTTGAGGAAGGCGTATGCCACACAATACACCCTTTTGGGACATTATCTTATTAAAGCTCTTGGCGTTTTTACCTAAAGTCTTTGCGGCCGTCATTGGCGCGGTTTTTGGCTTGATGCTGTCAGGTGATATTGGTAAAGACGGTAAAATTAAGATCAATATGTCGGTGATAGTCAAGTTTACCATCGCTGTCACAATCAGCTTGTTCGGCGGTGCCGCTCATATAGAGCTTATGGGGTATCAAGACTATAGCGTCATGACACAGGGCGCAATCATGCTTGTTTGGGCAGTCTTTGGCATGTTGGCTATAGGTATTGTTTACCAAGCCGTAGCCTTATGGCAGGGCAAGACGATTACTGAGGTAATCAAAGAGGTCAAAGACGCAGCCCTTGCAATCTTTGGCAAATAACAGGAGCAAATCATGCGATTTAATTTAATCAAAACAGCCCGTCAGCTGACAAATATTGCTATTAAAAATAGCGAGATTGTCCAACCGTATGTCAAACCAAGCCATTACCGACATGGTCTACTCGCACTCAACGCTCTGCATTACGCGCTACGCATTGCAGATAAATAATAACTTGCATTAATTACAGCCCCAAATTTGGGGCTTTTTTAATTTCTAAAATAAGGTATAAGTTATGAGCAAGAAGCTAACGGAGCAGCAGATCAAAGAAGCTGCCAACGAAGCTGGTATCGAGTACGCAGCGCTAAAAGCAGTTATTGAGGTTGAGGCGCGGTCCAGCGGGTTTTTCAGTACTGGCGAACCAGCTATCTTATTCGAGCGTCATAAGTTTTGGCAGCAGCTAGGCGCCATCAGATGGTTTACTTGGCGTTTGCGTATCTTGGCCAAGCATCCACGTATTTGTAATCCCATCTCAGGCGGCTACGGTCGCTTTAGTGAGCAGCATGACAAGCTACGCATTGCAACAAGCTACAACCGTGATATTGCATTGCAATCTGCATCATGGGGCATCGGGCAAGTTATGGGTTACCACTGGGAGGCGCTGGGTTATCCCTCCCTGCAATCATTCATCAACGACATGTATGAAAGTGAAGCCAAGCAATTAGAGGCTATGATCCGTTATATCAAGGTTAATAACTTGGTTGATGAGCTACAGCGCCATGACTGGGCTGGGTTTGCGCGGGGTTATAATGGAAAGGCGTATGCTAAAAATAATTACGATGAAAAATTAAGACAGGCTTATGGCAAGTACGCTTGATTAACTATAACTAAAAAAGCCCTGCCTTAATCGGCGGGGCTTTTTTAGTGTCTAAAATTTGGTTCCCTCATTCGTAAGGATAGCATGGCATTGGTTTAGATTATCCAATACCGATTACTATCTGATTACTTTTTAGTAGCTGACACAAAACAGCAGGCAATAAAAAAGACCTACAATCTCTTGTAAGTCTTTAATGGTATAGCTTTTATATGGTGGGCCCAGTAGGACTTGAACCTACGACCAAAGGATTATGAGTCCTCTGCTCTAACCAACTGAGCTATGGGCCCTTAAATAAATATAAATTAAAAACTTTTAAAAATCAATATTCTCTATTCGGACCCTTGTCCGATTTTTTAAACAAGAGATTTTAAAATTATGGAGGGATTTAATAAAAGAGTTTTAGTTCGTTCTCATGATCCTAATGCTCCTCTATTTATGTTTGAGGATAAATGTCTAACCATTTTTACCTCCTCT